ACTGGTGCGTTCCTCCGTGTCCTTGCGCATGAACATGATCAACGAGCGTAATGCGGAATACACGTTATGGTCTGTCGCCGGGGTTGAGTCGTGGCTTCCAATCACATACACGCCGCTGCCACCACCGCCCGTATAGGTCTGTCCTTTCAGAGTAAGGCTCTCAACCTTCTCCTCCAGCTCGCCGATACGGGAATAGGCAGCCGTCTCACCAACGGTATAGACAGGCGAATCAAACGGGAAATCCAAGTTAAATTCAAAACCGATAATCCTTGACTGCCTTCCGTTATCGAAATAGGCTTTGTTAATAAGATTAACCTTTTGACCAATGCTGTAGAGGTTATGAATGCCGTCCTCGCGGTATGCGTCACCGGACATCATCGTGCAGTCGTAAGTACTCGGGTCAACCTTTGATTTGGAAGCGTATTTTTCCGTCTTGACCTTCAGTTCCTGTTCTGCAGCACCCACAAGCCCCAGTTCGGTTATTTTCGTGCTGTCCCAGCCGGATAGTACATATTCATCTCCATCCTGGGGAAAGAGCACATCGCCGGGAAGCGGTCTGCCGTAGTCCTCATTCCTGACTATCTCCCATAACTGTGCATCGGGATTCCAGCCGCCGTCCTCCAGCTTCTCCGACATTCCTTCAGGATTGAACTTCACGGCGAACTCCAGACCGTTGAGAAGCCCGGACGCGAAACGTATCCTCAGCTCCTGACCGGGGAGGATATATTTCTCGGAAAAGTTAACACCTGTATCCCTGAAACGGTAGGCATTCCATTTTTCCTCAGTGGTTGTGCCGTCCTCATTCTCCACCTTGTCCGTCACCTCGATGGTAGTAACATCCGACATGGTGCCCGTTCTTCGGGGATAGACTTCATCGAAGATAACCACCTGTTCAATGGCTTCCTCGATGGTCATATCAGGATAAGCGTCTATGTACGGGGTTCCTTCGGGTAACATCAACCTGCGCTGCACCACACCGTTCACAACCACGGTCTCATCAACCGGACGGTAGTTGGAAGGGATGTTCTTTGTCGAGCCGAAAGCATAGATTCTTGTCGCATAGGTGGACCGGGATTCGGATCGTGGCATTTCCTGCACGTTTTTCCCGATCTCGAAGTCCACCGCGTCGCCAAACTCACAACGCCCGAAATGGATTATATTCTCGGTTATCCGGCACTCGCAATCCCATTTTTTCGCCATGGAGAAACAGGCATCCAAAATGTTGATGTTCTCATAAGACATCAGTTGTGATTTGTTCTCTACCGTACTGTCAATGGAGAAAACAAAATCCTGTCCTTTGTATGTGTAACCAAGAGCTTTCAAATTTCTAAGGACTATACCGGCTTGTACGTCAAGCGGGGCGGTCAGGTTCCAGGACGCTTCCTGTCCGGCCGTCTCCGGGGTATATTTGAAGATTTTGTTTTTCCATTTCCAGTAATAGGCGTCAAGTCTTAATTCGTAATCGTAGCCGGCGGTATTGGTGTTGAATACGGGCTTCTGCAAATCGCACACTTCGAACAGTCCGAAGTCACATTCAACGGATGAGCCGAGTTTGAAGAATACAGGATTCTCCAAGGAGAATTTTAACATGATGTAGTCCTCCTTCATCAGAGTGAACTTACGCTTGCAGCCTTCTTCGGGAAGGATGGTAAGGAGAATTTTGCCGGATATGTCTTTGATGTCTATTAGTTCCATGTCTTCAAAGTTCGGGGATAAAAAAAAGAGTGCCCAATTTTGAGCACTCACATACACGACAATAAAACCAATGTCGTGAATTAGCTTCTGTTTGCCGGATTTGGCTCTGAAAATTTCATCGAAACCTTACCGAAAGTTCGGTCTAAGCTCTGAGCATAAGTGACACTCTTGCCAGTATAAATAAGATGATAAATCTCGCTACTATTAGCCGGAATCTTAATATCAACCGCACCTTTGTACAATTCTCCAAAGAAAGCCTTTTTCTTTGCTTGATAATCAGATTGGGAATTTCCTTCAATTGTAAAAGAAAGTGTTATTTCCCTCTCATCGACTTTAGGATTATTGATTATTACCCGTTTCCCATGTTCAAGTCGGCTTTTGTTCTCAATAAAATCCTTCATGGGAGCGGATGCCCCAATAACATCAAGAAACCCATCTCCCATTCTCACACCCCATGTCGTGTAAGCGTTTTTATCATTAATTAATAATTCATTCATAGATTATAATTTTGCTGTATTCTTTTTAACTTCTGCTATATCTCTTTGCATCTGTTGAATAGGTTTGACGATTGCCCCTGTATTTTCTGAAATCTGTACCAATTCAAGATAGGATTGTGCTATCAAATCCCGCGTATCATCAGCGATATTCCTTGCTTCCGTATTTATGGAAAGTAGAGCATCTGCTTTTACTGTTAGTAGATTAAGTGATTGAGATTGAATAATATTCTGATTTTTTATTTCTTCTCCTGTAATCTGCAACGCCGTAAATCTACCACTTAGTTCTCCTGCATCTTCATGTGTCATTTCAGTGCCGAATCCTCTTGATGAAGAAGATTGGGAATAGGATTCAGATGTACTCCAGCCGAAAACTTCCGCCATTTTATCACGCTCCGCCATGATTTGTTCTGCCAATGCTTTCTGGGTATCTTTCAGGTCTTTGGCTTCTTCAGAAGTGAGGTCAAAAATTCCATCTCCATCGCTGTCTGATTTTGCAGCCCAATCGTTGTATAAGGCTTCAATCTTGCTACGATATTTATTTGCCACTAGGTTTTCTAAAATGGCATTTTTCAAGTACTCTCCGAAATCATCAGCCATATCCTTGCTACTCTTATCCATATCGGAAAGAGTTGAAACAAAACTATCGTAAAAAGAATCAAAAGAAACACCGGTCATAGTTTCTTGAAGTTTTGTCTTCATATCCTCTATCTCGTTAGAACAATCAATAATGTTTTGCAAATACCTTTGTACATCACCATCCAACTTCGCCCAAAACGTAGGTGCCTCTTCCTGTAGACGTTCCAATTGTTCTGCCGTAAGAGAAAACAATCCAGTCATACGACCGTCAGCAACCGAGTTATAATCGAATCCAATGGACTGTGCCGCTTTACGAAGTTCATCCCAGCCCTGGCTTGACATTCCTTTTCTCTGACGAACGCCAATGGAGTGAGAACCTGCGCTCGCCCCTGCATTAAGCCTCTCCACTCCAAGTGCAACATTGCTTTGAGCTTTCTTATTCAATAAGTCCAAAACTTCTTGCCCAGCCTTACGTGCTTCATCTCCATAAGATATATCTATATATTTCTGCTTTTTGTTTATCAGTATGTCCCAAACGTCAATAAGCGCCCCATACTCGTCTTTCATCTTGTTATAGGCAGAATAATCAGCACCAAGCACGCCTACCAGACCTTTAGCCATTCCAATAGCACCTCCAATAACAGCGCCCCATGGACCACCAATGGATGCGCCCTGCGCAGCATAAGAAGCTGTATCCCCAAGCACGGAAACGGTTTTCCCAGCTGCGCTGTCCGCTTTCACCCCTAAACCATCAAGTACGTTTCCCAATGCATTCGCAGCCGAAGCTATGCCTTGGAATCCCTTCACAATACTTTCCGAATCATTCTTCTTAAAACCTTCCTGAATCAGTTTGAACGGATTTTCTTCATCAAGCATCTTCTTGAACTTTTTCACCGTGGACGAAAGGTTGGATGTAAACTTTTTCAGAGATTCAGGATTGGACATCGCCGCATTTATCGCTTTTACAGCCTTCTCATTATCTTTAAATAAATCAGGCATCTCCGTTCCCTTCACACCATTCATATAATCGATAAGACCTTGAATGTCTTGTATAATACCTCTTATTGATGATGAGGAACGGCTGGAAAAGTCAGAAAATAATTTACTCCATAATTCGGAACTCTCCATCAGTTCTGCATCCAAATCATCAAGTTCTTTTTTTCTTTCAGCCGTCAAATTCGCCCTTTCGGGAGTATTCTCTTCTGTTTTGGCAATCAATTTTTCATATTTATCAGTAATCGCCTTACGCTTTTCCTGATACTCTCCGTACTTGATATAATACTCATTCCAAGCATTATCCTGCTTATCTTGATACGCTTTTAAGTTCTTCTCGAAAGCGGTTATTCCACCTTTATATAATTCATTAAATAGTGTATTCTCATCCTTAGATAGTTTAATACCGCTCCCGTCAAAGGACTTTCCTTTATTTTCCGGATTAGCATCCCATGCAGTACGGGCATCCTCAATCTTTTTCCGCAGAGCATCCTCTTTCTGTCGATCGATAGCCTGCATCTCTTTCTCAAAGTTGAGCTCTATTTCGGCAATGGTCTTAGCATGACCTTCATCCATTGCCTTGATTCGGGCTTCATCAACTTTTATTTGCAAATCTTCGGCAGAACGCCTTTGTTCCAAAGCTTGTTTATCAAGGAGGACATTATATCTATCGGTCTGCTTGCGAAGTTTCTCAGCCTGATTTTCCTGCTTAGTTAAAGAACTACCAGTGATACCACCTAAATTTTTATAGGCTTTTTCAGTTGTTTCTACCCGTTTCTTAGCCTCTTCATACTGCTTGGAAGTGAACTTGGATTTGTCTTTTTCTATTTCAGAAAGTTTCTTTTTAGCATCTTCCCAATCCTTCTTGGCTTTCTCATAATCCTCTTTGTATGTGGTAGGAGATTTCTTTTCTGCCAACGCTCCATTAATAGAAGATATAATGCTATCCAAATCTCCACCTTTAACCATCATCCCGTTTACAACAAAACCATTGCGTTTGGATGCAGACGATTGAGCAAGTTTCAATTCCGCTTCAAGTCTTTCTTTGGAATAGTTTTTAAGGTTAGCTTTATAAGCAGTGATATTATCATCTAATACATCTTTCTGATATTTCTTCAACAGTTCAGAGTTTTTCTCCATTTGTTCACGAACCTGCACATAAGACTGTTTGCCAGAAAACATTTTCCATATTTCCATATCAGCATCAGACATATTCTTACGCAAATTCGGATTATCAAATAGCTGTAAATATCTTCGTTGATTGGTAACTGTCTGCATTAATGAAGTATAATTCTCTTTCCTGTTTTGAACAGACAGTTTTGCATCTTCTTCATTAATCAGCTGCTTCAATTTTAGAATATCTTCTAATCTTAGCTTTTCAATATCATATTGCTCGAAAATTTTCGGATATTCTTTACGAAGTTCTTCTAATGATTTTTGGCGAGTGAGAGTGGCCAAACTTTCATCACGGGCGGCGGTCAACAATTCTTCTATTTTCTGTTTGTGCTCCTGCTCCTTTTGGGATGCTGCATCCTTAATGTCATTATATTCTTTTTGAGCACGTGCAGCGGCTGTTGTGCTATCAGACATTGCCCACATCGTAGCAGTCAGTCCCACCACCACCGTAGCTAAAGCCACGTATGGATTGGTAAGCATGGCTGCATTAAGAGCCAGCTGTGCTTTTCGTGCCAATACACGGGCATTAGTAAGGGCTACCTCGGCTATCGTGTGTTTGCTTGTGGCAATGGTGGTAAGCATCACGGCGGTTCTGTATGTGCCATAAGTAACTATCAATCCTGCCAATACTTTTCCCACCGTTTCATAGTTTTCAATCAGTGAGGTAGTCATCTGAATGCCGCTCATAATGGCACCTTCCGATTTAGTTCCCAGTTCATTGAAAACACTATCCAAAGCGTCCTGCATCATAGACAACTGTCCGTTGATAGTCTTTGAGGCGTTTTCAGACATATTGTAGAACTTGCCACCTGCGGAAGTTGCATCAATGAATGCCTGTTGTACCATCTCTGCAGAAATAGCCCCTTTAGACATTTCGTCTTTCAAAGTTGCGATAGATTTTCCGGTCTTTTCAGAGATAATCTGCAACGGGTTGAACCCGGCATTAATCATTTGGTTAAGGTCTTGTCCCATCAGCTTGCCGGCAGCGGACATTTGAGAGAACGCCAAAGTCAGCGAATTGAACTTACTGGATTCCCCCATAGAAATATCACTAATGGCTTTCAAGTATTTGATAGTGTCTTCTGCCTGAATATTGAAACCGAGCATCATTTTTTCTGCTCCAACCATATCTGACATAGTAAGTGGAGAAATCTTAGCCAGCTCCTTGATTTGCGGAATCAGTTGTCCTGCCACATCCTTTCCAACCATAGTCTCAATAGCGATCTGCATGGATTGAAATTCGCCACGAACACGAATCATTTCAGAACCTAATGCCTTTAATACTCCAGCACCACCAATAACCGCCAATGCTTTCTTCCAAGAAATAGCAATGCCATTATTAGTTTCTACTACTTCTTTTGCATCATCCTTGTATAGAGCGTATTCATCCCGGAGTTTCTTTACGGAAAGACGCGCTTCGGCTTGTTGTTGGGTTAATCCAAATAAAGCTGCCTTTTCTTCATCAAGAGCTTTGCGGGCAGCATTGTATTCTTCTAACTTACTGCTTGCTGATAACGGATTCCGTTTCAACGCTACACGGTAAGCGTCGCCAAGTCGTTTAACGTCCGCTTCAACATCCTTAACAACAGCCTTTTGAGCGATCATCTTTTCCGTAAACCCGTTTACAACCTGCGAGGCATCAAAGATTTTCTTCTTAAATCCCGTCTCCATTTCGGCCCCGGCTTTGGCCGCATTAGTCACCAATTCATCCAATCTTTGGTTGGATGCAGCAAGTTGGACATTCAGAGCCTTGAAAGCAGCAGGAGACTGCGTGCCATCCATGCTCATTAACTCCTGCTTTAATTTTGCAATTTCATTACGAAGTCTTACAACTTCTTCCCAGTCACTACCTATCTTAAAATATAATTTTGCCATATCTATTTCTTTTTCCTACGATTAGCCAATTCCTTACCACTGATTCTATTCACCTTCTGACCACCATATACTGCGCGTAATTTATCCCGTTGCATCATCAGCAGATTCCGATAAGGGATAATCTCAAACACTTCTGTATAATTCAGATGCAGCGTGTCAATCAAATGGGCTATCTGCCCGAAGAACGTTGTGTTTCCTACTGTTTCGGTTTTGCTGCCAGCATCGACACGTTCCTCATCGAGCTGACACACTGAAAAGCCGAAATATCCATCATAGAGAAACAGACTTCCAAGGCATCTTTGACTTCTTCAAAAGTGCCGTTCTCCAATTCTTTGACCAAACTATCATTCCCGCAGATGAAGCATGAAATACCTTTCAGCATATCTTCAGTAGCTTCAGGAAGCTCTTTAATAGCTTCCATAACATTATCTCCAGTCATGCCGATATTGGAAAAATGATGAATGGCACGACAGATAATTTTAATTGTAGGAGGTTTAATGGTATAAACCATCCCTCCTATCTCCACATTCATGAAATCCAGCCCTAACAAAGCATCAGAAACCGTTTTTGCTGCTTGATTCATATTCTTAAACTAAAAGGGGGAATGGTATAATCCATCCCCCCGGTTATCACTCTTGTACTTTTACCAATGTTATCTCTTTTTTAAGAGTGGTATCAACTTCAGAAGGAGTGGTTTTAATATCTCCTGACTGAGTGACGTACCCCACTTTCGACACTTCATAGTGAACGGTAGCCCCAGCATTCACCTGCTTTGACTTGACCGTTACACCGTCCAGCTTTACGGTCGCATCGGAAGGAGTAGGTACAATGGTTACTGTAGTTCATGCCTGCAAAGCTTTAATCTGCCCCTCTTCGTAGTTATACTCAGAAGAAACGCCTTCAATTCCCGGTTCCTGCACCAAGCCTTTTACAGCGATTGCAATTGCCTTATCCGTATTGGCTTCACGGGAAACAATACGGCATTTTGGGAAGATGAACCAGACATCATCATCGGTCAGACAGAACAATGCTTTGTTAATGACCACTTTATCCAAAGCACGCTTCCAACCCACATCTTTAGATGTTGCCTGAATAACATCGCCACCCATGAACGCTTTCTTTGTCTTCCAGTCATATTGTCCGATAGAGAAAGTGGGTGACACTTCTCCCGGCACATCATCGTAACGGTAATTCTTTCCCGTTAATTGGTTCTTGTACCCAGTGACAGAGGCTTCCGTTTCCTCAATCTGCCACGTTTCCCCGTGTACATTCAAAACTTCATCTTTGGCGGCGATGGCCGCTTGGATTAAAGTCTTGGCGATGTCGGGGGTAATGTCCGCCGTTACCTTATCAATGTCGGCAAACAAGATTCTTTTTATTCCTACTGCTGAAATCATAATCTTATAGTTTTACATTTAATACTTCAAATAAAATTCTCACATTCACATAATGGCATTTCAAAGCCGTGTCCGCTTCTGTACCGATTGATTCGATAGAATAGCGATAGGTTGTTCCGTCATAGGTGCTTACTACATCATCAAGCAGCTTGCCAGCCTTTCTTTCAAGTTCGTTAAGCCGGATTGTGTTCGCTTCATTCTCGCTTAAATTGGGTACACATAGATTCACTTCTGCGAAAGATTTCTTCCAATACTTTCCCGGCTGTTGTTTCTTCGTGTGGATGACAATCCTTTCAGACTTCAATTCTCCCATCAGGATTTCCCCTGCTGGTACTATATCTATCCTGAAAGCCTTACAATCCCGATAGAGAATGTTTCCTATGTCGGTAGTTACTATCATCCCAATGCTTTGATACGTTGATTGAGAATGTTCAAATACTCGCCCATATAATCACGCTGTTGCAGAAGCAAATCACGTTGGTGTTCATTTTTTACAACTTCTTCAAACTTGGGAGTATCTACAAAAGCACACAGCTTACTAAACTTTTCGGCTAAATCCTGCTGCTCGATAAGCAAACGGTCAAGGAAAGTATCAGCGCACTTATATGTTTCTTCAAACTCATCTTTAGGAAGCCATGATTTTATATCATTATCATACTTCACATGATAGCCATTTATAGACCGTTCTTCTTTTGTTAGCTTTCCACCTACTGCAATCAAGCATTTTTCGTCAGCTTCGCCCATTTTCATAGGTTCAGCTTCAATCTGTTTTGTTCCAATATACTTTTTCATTTTTCAAATTCTTCTTTTAATCGTTTTTCCGCATATAAAGCGGCACCACTCAAAACTTCAAACCCTTTGGATTCCACGAATGAAGCGTATTCTGCTTCGTTTTTTAGCGTCAGACCGTCTTTATCGACATCGTAATCATTGGACGTTCTCAAAGTGAGTGTATGGTCTTGATAATCCCCATGTTCCTCTGCGTACTTCACGGCTTCATCCCCCACATCAATCATCTTCTTTTCGACCTCCCATTCTCCTTCATCGAAAAAGGAGTCGACATCTGAGAAATCGAAATCTACATCCATAATTCCGAGTAGTTAAAGTAGTTTGTACTCTTTACCGTGTAGACTTCGCCTTGACCTCTTACGCCATCACCATCCATGCAACGTACTTCATCGCCAGCCTTGACAGTAATTCTTTTCTCACATACTACATGATAATTCGGACGATACACAGAGCCGTTATCAGATGAAAACTCTTTGGTAGTGTTATCATCACAACGGCACTTGCATACCTCCTGCCAGCTCTCGCCGCCCGTTCCAGGGATGGGTCTGCCAAACTCGTCCCTTTCCATTGGGGTGATAACTTTTACCTGCAATATGTGTGGAGCGAATATCATAAGAAAGTCACTTTAGGTTTGTTACCCAGTTCGTCTTTCAAACCGTACTGTTTACACAGCCATGAGTACAATTTCATTAGGCTATCAACATGATTAGACCAAGACACAGAAAATCCGCTTTCGCTGACCGAAGATGGATTTTGTATCATCCACGGAATTTGCTTGGCACAAGCGACCTCTAATCTTGCCCTATTTTCCTCGGCAAAAGGTTCTTCGCCATCCAATCCCGTTCTTGAAAGTATATTTTCAACTACAAGATCAGACGGGGGATTCTTATCAAAAACGCTTAATACAAACTCCTTGTTACTCATGACTGTTATCAATCAATATGATGTAATCAGTTTACTATATGCGGTATAGCTATAATGCGTGCAATACTTTGATTTATAGATGTATCTGAACGGGCATTTGGGAACATTAATTCGTATCCCTTGAATAGCCATTCCCTCTTTTATCGAACACATCATAGCCGGGTTATTTGCAACCAAAAACACGGGATGCGTCATGGTCGGTACAACACAATCAGCCAGAGCCGTTTCCAAAGTGATAAACTGAATATCTGGCAGACCAACATCAACCGATGGATTCACGTATTCACACTTAGAAGATTCCACACTTGATGCCTGCACGCTCAACGAAACCAAAGACATCATTAAAAAGCCACACATGGCAAAAATAAAATTCTTCATTTCTTTTCTGATTTATAAAATTAGACAATGGAAGGGTAGAAGCACTACCCTATCCTTTTACTCGATACCTAATGCTTCTTTCAGTTTGGCTGTTGATTCTTCATCAAGTTCTACAACCTTACCCAAAAGAGTTTCCTCTTTCATATTGCCGGAAGCCTGCACACCGATGGACTTCAAAGCCTCAATCAAAGTTTTCTTCTCGAACTCTTTCTCAAAGAGGGAGATTTTCACCTCCTTCTTTTCTTCAGTGGTTTTCACTTCGGGAGTTTTCACCTCAACCCTTTCGACAAGTCTGCGACTTTCCATATCCAGCACACGGGTCTCCTCACCGACTTCAATCACTTCACCGGGAGTATAATACTTTCCGGTGAACTTGTCGCGGAAAACTGATATAACCTTTACTTTCATATCCTACCCCCTTATGCTGATTGGATGGATGCAATTTCGCTCAAATCGAAATTGGTTATCAAATCTGGATTGGAAATCTGCGGAATCCACTCTGCCGTATATTCCATGTAGCGACCGTTTTTGTCACGGTAGTTGGAGATAAGCATCTGCCCCTCTGACGGGATATAAGTACGTCCTTGTACTGGGTCTGTCGCTTCATACGGGGTATGATGGCGCATATAACCAATGTTGTCAGAAGGTAACAGAGTAATACGGTTATCCGCGTAAATCTGCACATTCTTTCCCGTCTGGTCTTTCACGTAGTCCTCCTTGATTTCGATGCGAGGCAGACCGATACCGGTGAACACTTCGGAAGCCAAAGAAGAGGAAACCAATCCCGTACTCAACTTCATCTCATTAGAACCAAGAATCATCTTGTACTGCTCACCAAATTCAGATGAACCAAGAATAAGCTTGTTGAAAGATGCACGAGTCATAACCATCTTGGCATAAACGCCATAGTCCGGTGCCAAGGAATGGAGTTTCTCTCTCAAATAAGAGATGAACATATTCTTTCCGTCCACAACCACATCCGTACTTTTCAGCTTGATAAAATTGAACGGAAGGGTAATCTCCAGCAGTTTATTATTGGTCTGACCGGAAGTTATTGCAGCATCCTTGTTGTAAACGGTGGCTTCACCAAGCATCAACAAGGCACCAACAATAATATCCATGCGCTTGTGGGCGGCAAGGGTAATCTGACGGTAGTCATCTACTAGGAAATTTACAATCTCTTCCATTGCAGCCTTTTGGTCTGCCGATTTAGCTGCATTGAACTTGTCAATCAAATCCTGCAATTCAGAAAGACGGTCGATAGACATCTGATAAGCATCACCCAAATAGGCAATCTCACCATATCCGGAACCGATGTTCCGACGTTCACGGATGGGTTTCTCTCCAAAACGTGAATTGATGGAACCTGCCATAACTCCGGTTACAGAACCGATATAATCTTTGAACACGCGGGTAGTTACCCTGCGGAAAGTAAGATACTGCTGCCAATAGATTGTGTCCTTGCGTGTCTGGTTCACACGTCTGATGATAGCGGAAACAATGTTCGCATCATCGAATAATGTTTGAATCGTTAAAAACATATCCTACCTCCTTACTCGTTAAATTCAAACCATCCCTTCATGTTGGCTTTATCGTTCTCGGAGAACGGCATAACCAATTTTGAGGGTTCAATTTCTGCGGCTGTACGAAGCAATGAAACCAATGTGATTCCGTCCTCAACCTTTGTACGGTTAAACAGAGCCGAATTAGCCACATGCTTTTGCTTTAAACCATCAACTGCAACCGCATTGAATAATACAGCATCTTTGGCAATATTCTCACCAAAAGCAGCCTTGATAGTCAATACATCGTAGTTGGCATTAGACTTATCAATTGCCGTTACTTCTGCACCTTTCTTGCCGTTTCCGACAAACATACCCACATAAGCCAAAGAGTTCTTAGCTACTTTGATAGACAAAGCCTCTCCACCAGTGGTATAGGCTTCCGCAACTCTCACATTGATTACCGCATAAGCGAACTTGTTTTTCAAGTCCGCACAAATCGGCGTAAATACGGGAAGAAAACTTCCCACTA